GACGGTGGTTGACGGGCGGTTCTATGATACTTGGGATTCGTCCGGGAAGAGTGTGATTTATTTTTGGGAGAGGGGATAGGCATTGACAAGGAAAGAAGCTATAGGAGAATTTCAAGTACAGATAAGCACTCTTGAAAGCATGATTGCGTATAATAATGACTTTGAACCCAAAAGTGATAATTCAAGGCTGATAGAGAGAATGGAAGCGGCGAAAGTGGCTATATCTGCATTGGAAGAATTGGAACGCTGGCACACCGACCGTATCAATGAGAAAATCAAGAATCCGTTTGCATGGACTTCTACCTCTATTTGCCACAACTGCGACCATAAAGACGAATACATAGAGGAATTGGAAACAGAGATTCAAGAGTTGAAACAGAAATATGAGATTGCAACCACTCCCTAAAATTGCTATAATGAGGGAAATACAGAGCGGAGGTTTGGGAATGGAAATGCCAGTAATAATAGGCTCATTGGTGATACTTGGTGAAATATCAATTTTGGCTTTTATGCTGATGAAAGAGTGGTTTCTTCCGTTTGTCGGTCAATGTGTTTGTGATTTTTGTGGAAAGGTTAAGGGAAGATATGGAAAATAGGGATAATGTGAAGGAAAAAGAAAACGGCGCAACCGATGTATTGGGCGCACTGGTTAAGCAGCTTAAAACAATGTGGATAGTGATTGTTCTTTTAATTATTCTGCTTGTCGGAACAAATATGGCTTGGTTGTATGTGTTCCAGTCCTATGACTATGTATCACAGGACGGCGAGGGATATAATTATTACAACAAAGAGATTGAAGGTGATGTGCATAATGGGACAGAAGATAAGAAGCAAGAAGAAGGGCAGAACTAGGGGAACTAAGAAGAAAAGAAAGTAGCGGTGGCATGAGGAAGAAAAAAGAAAAGGAAGTTGAAGGATTTGTCAAATGGGAGTTGGAACTTTTTAAAAATGAGTGCAATTTCACGCCGGACGAATCCATGTTCTTTGATTTGAGGAATGAGGGCGATGGAATGAGTTTTGAAGAAATCGCCGGTCAAATGGGATATTGCATGACTAAAATCAATAAACTTTCTGAATCCGTCACCAAAAAGATTATAAAGGTATTGCCGCTTAAAGAGGCATTTTTCAAGAAATACCGCGATAAATACGGAGAATAATTGAATAAAAAACGCAACAAAAACGAGGGTTTTCCGAGTATGGGAAACTCTCTATTTTTATGCAAAAATTTACCCATAGAAAGAAATCGGAGGGCATTCAGATGGCATATTCAAATCAATACCAACCATATCAGTACCAATATGCGCCACAGGTGCAGCCGCCTATGGACAGGCTGGCGCAGTTGCAGGCGCAGCAGTATCAGCCTATGCAGCAACCAGCACAATCAAATCAATCATTGATTTATGTGCAAGGAGAGGCGGCGGCTAAAAGCTGGATTGTAGGAGCCGGGCAGTCCGTATTGCTGATGGACAGTGAGAATCCAGTGTTTTATATCAAATCTGCAGATGCTTCTGGGATTCCGTTGCCGCTTCGGGTATTTGATTATACAGAACGCAATCAGAGTATGCCGCAGAACGCACCACAATCCGTAAATCCGGCTCAAATAGATTTAGATAGACAATATGTCACAAGAGCGGAATATGACGACTTGCAGGGAAAATATGCGGAGATTTTGGACAGACTGAATAACTTTCCTGTCAATATTTCAACTGGCGATGATACCAAGAGAACAACGGCAGGAACAAGCAAGCCAAGAAATAAGGGAGGGAATGCTAATGAGTAGTCCGGTTTTCGGAGCAATGGGCGGTCGGGGCGGCGGAAATATGATGCAGCAGTTCCAACGCTTTATGCAGGAAATGAAAGGGAAGAACCCACAGGAGGAAATAAATAAGCTGCTCCAATCTGGAAAAGTAAGTCAGCAGCAACTTAATCAAGTACAACAGCAAGCCCAGCAGATGCAGGGGATGTTTAAAGGATTTTTTAAGTAGATACATAACTTTGCGCAAAGTTTGTAAATAAATTTCAAGGAGTAAAAACATGATGGAATCAGGAGTACCAATTACGATGAACGTAGAGCCTAGTGGCTGTAATAACAATAACGGCGGCTTCGGCGGAGATTGGGGCGCATGGATTATCCTTTTCCTTATCTTTGGTATGTTCGGCTGGGGCGGTTTCGGCGGCTTTGGTGGAGGATTCGGCGGAAATTCCGCAGGATTACAGGGAGCTTTAACCCGCGCGGATATCAATGAAGGATTTGCCCTTAATAACTTGCAGAGCGGTATCAATGCCATTCAGCAGGGCATCTGTGACAGCACCTATGCACTCACAAACGCCGTAAACAGCGGCTTCAACAGCACGCAGATGGGAATGATGCAGGGATTTAACGGTGTTGAGCGTGGATTTTGCAACCTGTCCAGTCAGATTTCCGATTGTTGCTGCCAGACGCAGCGCGCGATTGACGGCGTGAACTACAACATGGCGAAGAACACATGTGATTTACAAAATACCATGAATGTAAACACACGCGACATTATCGACAGCCAGAACGCAGGCACAAGGGCAATCCTCGACTATCTGTGCCAGGAGAAGATTTCTGACTTACAGGCAGAGAACCAGACGCTGAAACTGGCAGCATCCCAGGCGAACCAGAACGCAACACTTATGGCAGCCATGGACGCTAACACGGCGCAGATTATCCGCAGAACCGGCAACGACTGCCCTATTCCGGCATATGTCGTACAGCCCCCGGCGCAGGTATCTTTCCCGACAAATTGTTGCGGACAGTTCAACGGCGGCGGTTGGGGCGGTAACTGCAATCAGTGTGGCAACTGCTAAAAACTGAAAAATGAGTATCTTTTCCGTGAAACATCGGAAATGTTCGGCATGAGCCGTTATTACAACGTGGGAGGGCAGAACATTGATTCTGTCCTTTTGCGATTAACTGGACATTGACAACTGAATATAGCTGATAGAATGGTACAAATCACACCTTGAAATATGAGATAATATGTGTATGAAAGCAAAGAGAGGATAGGTGTGGAATGAGAGTTTTAGTTGCTTGTGAGGAAAGTCAAGCTGTAACAATAGAATTGCGGAGATTGGGGCATGAAGCGTATTCGTGCGACATTGAGGAATGTTCCGGCGGACACCCGGAATGGCATTTACAGCAGGACGTGACACAGCTTTTGAAAATGAAATGGGATATGATTATAGCATTCCCACCATGTACATATCTTTCCAATGCAGGAGCGAAGCATTTATGGAAAGACCATGTTTTGAATGAAGAACGGTACATGAAAGGACTTGAAGCAAAGAAATTCTTTATGCAGTTTCTCAATGCGGATTGTCCGAGGATTGCGGTAGAAAATCCCGTATCAAGCCGGATATTCGGTATGCCGCCGCACACGCAGGAAATACAGCCTTACCAATTTGGACACCCGGTACAGAAAAAGACACGCTTATGGCTGCGTGGATTGCCGAAGTTGATACCGACAAATGAGGTTGATTATAAATGCAACTGTCACGAAGCAGGAACATGGTTTATGAAAGGCGGCAAAGATAGGCAGAAAAACAGAGCAAAGACATTTCCGGGAGTTGCTAAGGCAATGGCGGAACAATGGGGAGGAAAAACAGAATAAGACCATTAAAACTATCAGCTATATCAGTTGGTAGTTTTTTATTTGGAGGAAAATAACATGGCAGAATATACTGGAATTGCCTTGCAGACCGTAGAAGCAGGGCAGAATGTTGTATTAACCGAAACCCCCGTGTGCGGTTCAAACTGCATACAGCACAGGGAGGGGAGCGGCATTGTAAAATTGAGAGGACTTACCAATAACTGCAAGGCAAGATTTCTTGTCAGCTTTTCGGGAAATATCCAGATTCCGACAGGCGGCACGGTTGAAGCTATCTCCGTAGCGATTGCGGTTGACGGAGAGCCTTTGCAGTCCACCAGAATGATTGTAACCCCGTCGGCGGTTGAGAACTTCTTTAATGTGTCCGCACAGGCTTACATAGACGTGCCGAGAGGGTGCTGTGCAACCGTGGCGGTCGAAAACACGTCCACACAGGCGATTCAGGTGCAGAACGCTAACCTGATTGCAGTAAGGGAGGGCTGATTATGCATAAATTGAGAGAAAACGCAGAAAAAGAGTTGAAAGCGATTGAGGAAAAAGGCTTGACTTCTTCCAACCTGGATAACGCCTATAAGCTGGTGGAGATTATGAAAGGCGTGGATAAAATTGAGATGATGCAGGACGGCGGCGGTTATTCCAGGGACGGTTACAGCCGGGACATGGAGGATTACAGCCGGGAGCGTGGCGGGTATTCCCGTAACGGCGATTACAGCCGGGAGGGGAATTACTCCAACGACTACGACAACGGCAATTCTTACCGCCGGGGCAGAAGCGCAACCACTGGCAGATATGTTCACCGCCCGAACTATTCCCGTCTGTCTGGTGATGATACAGACATGGACGAGTACCGTAGCCGGAAGATGGAATACTCCAACAGCCGGGATGATGGAACGAAGAACAGAATGCTTGACGCTTTGGA